ACTAACGGACGAAATAAGCAATGCAAAAATGCAGTTGGTGGCGTTAAGTCTGTTTATTTAGCGCCTTACAAAAAAGTAACGCGTTCAAATATAGCTTACAACGGTGTAGAGTTAACGGGTTTTCCTCAAACGTTTATTTATAAGTTTGAAATGCTTGGGGCAAGTACTTTCACGCAATCGCAACAAATTACTGACGGAGGTAAATCTTACAATCAAAGTTTATCTTTGAATTTTAGTAAAATAAGTGCTTTTGATAATGTTAATTTTAGCAAGCTACTTAAAAAAGATTATTTTATAGTAGTTCAAGATTATAACAATAACTTTTTTTTAATGGGTTTTAGAAACGGAGTTGAAAGCGAAAATTTAACAATAAGCACAAACCAAACTTATAACATTTCATTTAGTGGGCAAGAAGAAAACATCGCACCTTTTTGTAATAATTTAATAAACACTAGTTTGATAATTTTTGACGGATTTAACTATATTTTTAACGATAGTACAAACTATATTTTTCAAAACGATAACAATTATATTTTTCAATAGATGGCTTTAATAGATAAAAAATTAACCGAACTAACAGAGATTTTAAGCGTACCTGATAACGCGTTTATACACGTTGTTGACCCTAACGATGTTTCGCAAAGTCCGCAAGGATCAAGTTACAAAGCTAAAAAGTCAACTATTGGCGGTGCGGTTAAAGCACAAGTTACAGTTAGTGGAACTGTTAAGACAAACGAAAACAATTCAGACCCTATTGTATATTTAAAAAGCAAGGTTGATGCTTTGTTATCTGAAAAACAAGATACTTTAGTAAACGGCATTAACATAGCTAGTATTAACAGTCAAAACTTATTAAATGGTGGTAATATTGAGATTTCAAGTTCGGGCGGTGTTATTGATTCTACGGTTATAGAAAACAGTACTAATGCAGTAAGTGGAGGTGGTGTTTTTGAAAAATTAGCTGAAAAGCTTGAAAATTCTACTACACTAGCTGAACCATTTTTGACTGATAAATTAATTATAAAACAAGCACCTAGTTTTACTGAAAGCAAAGAAATTACTTTGGCGGATTTGAAAACTTTAATTGGTAGCGGTGGAGCAGCTAAAAAATATGCTTTTATTCAACCATCTTTAGATAATGGTCAATATTCAACTGCAAATTTATGGTATGGCGTTTCGAAAGAAACAGCTGGATACGATTCAGAAACGGCTTCTAATGTAGGACTTACGGGAACAAATTTATACCATTCTAGATGGAAAGGTTTTATCCCGCCTTTTGTAAATTCTAAAGTAATTTCAGGAAAATTTGTTTTTCAATTTCAATCAAGCGCAAGTAATTCTGTATTTGAAGTATTGTTAGTTAAAGCAGATTTTCCAAACGGTCAAAGTGTAGAAACGCCGTTAAATTACGAAGTTGTTAGTAGAACTATTACCAATCAAATTCAACAGGTTTTTTTGGGATTATTCACAATTAATTTAACCATAAGCGCACATAATGTATTCAATACTAATTCTTTTTATTTTTGGGCTTTTAAGAACAACTCCGCTACTTTTTATAAACCACTCGGTATTGCATTCGAATTTCAAGAACAATAATTGTAAAGAATCATGCCTAGAACTCGCAATAATAAAATATTAAAAAAAACTCCAAAAAAATAGAAAATAAAAACAATCCAACAATGAAATTATTCTTAGAAATCCAAAATTTAAAAACAGAAATTGCAGAGTTTAAAAAATAAATGTTAATTTTTAATTTAGTATTGTTTTAATTATTTATCTTTGGTGAAACTTAAAACATTTATTATGAAAAAATTAATCGCATTATCGTTATTTTCTTTAATTTCTTACGCTCAAAATGACCATTACGGAATGGAGCAATATTTGAGTATTACAACCGACGTAAGAAACGCAACTATTGGAAGTAACGCAACAAACAACAAACCCGAATTAGATTTAACATTTAGGGCTGGTGTAATTTCAAATGAAAATTTAACTATTGGAATACTTTACGAGAATTTCAATAGTTTAGATTTTAGAAAATATGCTTTTGAAATAGGGCAAAGAATAGGCAAAGGTAGGTTACAATTTACGCCAACTATCGAAGCGGGCTGGATTGAGAGATTTAAATTAAATCACTGGACAGTTGGAGCTAATTTACATACCGTTTATTATTTAAACGATAACTTTGGAATACTTTTGACAACAAACGTAAGTTGGAGAACAGATTTGAATTATAATTATGGCGGTAACAATTGGAAGTTATCGAACGGTTTAGGAATAATATACACTTTTAACAAATAAGAATTAATGCTAGAATATTGGAGAGAATTTAGTGCTGTTGTAGGTGCTTTGGTTATGTTTTTTACAGGTCGTAAGACTTCAAGAATTAGCGATAAGACAGCCAACGCTAATGCGGTTGATGCAATGCAAAGCACTTACGATGTATTTTTGAAACATTACAAAGAACAATATGATAGTTTGCTAATTAGGCTTAATGGCTTAGAATTGCGTAACGCTATACTTATGGAATCTGCACAAACTTGGGAAAAAAAGTTTAAAGATTTAGATGTAAAATACAAGCAGTTACTTTCAATTTGCGAAAAACTAAAAAATAAATAATGATAAAATTTTTAACGAACATATTAAAAAGCGATACTCCAGAAAGTAGCAAGCGACTAGTGGGCGTTTTAGGCTCTGTCAGTTTAATAATTTCTATGTTAATTTACCAAACTGATACTTTAGTAAACGCGGTTTTAGTTTTATCTTTAGGTAGTTTAAGTATAACGGTAGTTGACAAAATTATAAATAAAAAACAAGAAGATGAAATTAGATAAAAAAGGATTAGATTTAATTGCAAGTTTTGAGGGATTGAGGTTAAAGCCTTATTTGTGCAGTGCTGGAGTGCCTACTATTGGTTATGGTAATACCTACTATGAAGATAAAACAAAAGTATCAATGAGCAATCCCGCAATAAGTAAAGAAAGAGCGGTTTTACTATTAAAATTAATTGTTAAAGATTTTGAAGATATTGTAAACAAATATGTAAAAAGAGATTTAACGCAAAATCAATTTAATAGTTTGGTATCTTTAGTTTATAATATTGGTGGAGGTAATTTTAAAGCATCTACTTTGTTGAAATTAGTAATAAACAATCCAAACGATGCAAACATAGCTAAGCAGTTTTTACGCTGGAATAAAGCACGTGTAAATAACGTTTTAACAGAAATAAAAGGATTGACGAACAGGCGTATAAAAGAATCAGCAAATTACTTCACAAAATGAAAAATTTAATAATTATTTTATCAATCTTACTATTTTCTTGCGGCTCTCGAAAAGTAGAAGTCAAAAAAGCAAACAAAGAAACTGTTACACAAACAAAAGAAACCAAAAAAGATAGTGCGGTTTTAGTTATAAATAAAAATGTAATTCAGACCGAAGAAAACGATATTGTAATTTACGAACCAATCGACAACACAAAAGAAATAGTAGTAGATGGTTTAACCTACAAAAACACTCGTTTAACAAAGAAAAAAGCAAAAGTTATATTAGTAGATACTAGCAAAATAAAAGAGGTTAAAACAAGCGTTTCTACTAAACAACAAAGTAATAAAGTTAAAGAGGTTCTGCAAGAAAAAAAAGTAGACAGAAAAGAAAGTTATTTTAAATATTTTTTACTTATATTTGTAATTATAATTTTAGCATTCTTAGTAAGAAAATATTATAGTAGATTTTTTAGTTTTTAATAGTTTATTTTTTTATATTTGTTTTTTCATAATTTTTTTTGTTTTGGTTAGCAACTGAGAAACCCGTTATTAGTTTAGCGGGTTTTTTTGCGTTTGTTAAATAAATGTTAAATAACAATTAAAGTATTGTTTAATTAAAAAACCACCTTATATTTGCTAAAGAAATAACAACGACGTTATTTATTAAAACTAAAAATTATGAAAGTAGGTAATTATGAATTGTTTCAGACTAATGATGGAAAAGGAATCTATATTAATAATTTTTTAGTTGATGATAAAGATAGATGTAAAGAATATTGGGAAGGTTGGGAATATTGGATCAATAAACTTAAAAATGTAGAATTTTATGACTTTTTAAAAAGAAGTGAATTAATTAAAGAAATTAGAAATAAAAATTAAAAATTATGAAAGCAATTAAAAACATCTGCGACCTTTTAAAAGAAAAAGTACAAAATGATTACAACGACGAATTTAGAGATTTAGAATTTAGAGAATCGATTGTTAAATACAGTCAAGAACTTTGGATAGGCGAAAACCTAATTGAGTTTAATTTTGTAGCTAGCAAAGAAAATTCAAAAATAGATAATTTTAGAGTAGATTTACATAGTTTGTTTATTATTTCTATGCCTAACGAAAATTCAATAGACAGAACAAATATAAAAAACATAATCAATAAAAAATTAGCATAATGATAACAGACAAACAAATTTTAAAATTTATCAATAAAGATAGTTTTAGAAATATTAAAGATGTTTCACCAAAATTAAAAGAAATAATAATAGAAATTTTAACCAATAAAACCAAGTAAAATGGAAAATGTAATTGAGTACCAAGCGCAAAGAATTTTAGCTTTAGAGGCAAGAATAAAGGATTTAGATCGAGAACTTTCAGACGCAAAAGAAATATTATCGGAAATACTAACAGACTTAAAAAACAATTAAAATGAGAACAATTCAAAACACAATCCAGAACACACAAGTAGACGTTACTAATTTTACAGTAGAGAAAATTTACAAACTTTGCAAAGGTTTACATATCTGGAAACATAACGCTGCACTTGAACGCAAAGAGGGCGAAAGTTGTTTCTTTACTAAATTTCGCTCCGATAATGACTATTATATTAGAATGACGAAGGACGAAAAAAAAGAAGTTGTAACTTTTGAAGAATTTAATTCTCTGAAAAATGAAATATAACATACCAGAAATACTAGCAATTTACCAAGCCAACGGAAACAAAACTAAAACCGCAAGAAAATATTGCGAATTGAACGGTTTAATTTTTAATGATAACTTAAGACGTTTAATTGCTTTGTGTATAGCAAAAAATATCGATTCAGACTTTGAAATTGAAACCAAAACCGAAACAATCCAATACAAGCAAAATGAAGTTAGTCTTCCAAGTGCGTGGAGCATAGATAAAAACAGATTTTATACTATTGACGAATACTGCGATGTTTACGGACTTGAAAAATCAAAGGTTAAAAGTTCTAAACTTGTAAGTCATAACGCGTCTCACATGGTTTATAACATAGCGTTCTTTACAGAAGAAGAAGAAGCTGTTATAAATGTAAACGATAATTTAGAGTCTATAATAGGTAAATTTATAAAGCCAATATTTTTAGATATAAAGCCAAATAAAATAAATAACTTAGATTATTTTGATAGATTGGTCTATACAGATGTTCATATAGCAATGGATGTAAACGGCAAAGATGGAGACAGTTTATACAGCGGTGTTTGGGACAAAGTAGAAGTTTTAAGGCGGTTAAATTTAATGATTTCCCACGTTTTAGAATTTCAAAAATCAAACATTTTAGTTATAGATGACTTAGGCGACTTCTTAGATGGTTTGAACGGTCAAACAACTCGTAAAGGTCACGACTTGCCACAAAATATGAATGACAAAGAGGCGTTCGAATTAGCTTTAGAATTTAAACTTACGTTATTAGACACTTTGGCTTTGCACTATGACGAAATAATTTGCAATAACATTACTAATGACAACCACAGCGGGTTATTTAGCTACTTTGTAAGTAGTGCGTTTCAAAAAATAGTAACCGCAAGGTATTCGGGAAGGATAAAAGTAAATACTATTAAAAAGTTCATAGACCATTACACTATGTTTAACCACACTTTTGTAATTTCGCACGGTAAAGATATAGGAGAGCAAAAATTTGGATTCAAGCCTAAACTAGATGCTATACAAGCGGAAAAAATAGACCAATTTTGCAAACAGTATAAACTTTATAACGGAAATTTTATAGAATTTAGTAAAGGCGATAGCCACCAAGCAATATACGACGATACAACTAGCAACGATTTTAGTTATTATAATTATCCAGCATTTTCTCCACCGTCTAATTGGGTTAAAACAAACTTTAAAAATTCAAAATCTGGCTTTAACTTTTACAATATTAATAAAATAAAAAATATAAAAATAGCAATTCCTTATTGGTTTGCATAAAAACTAAAATTATGAAAATATCACAGTTACCACAAGACATTAAAGAATTAGCTTTAGAAAATATTGAGTATCAAAAAAGAGAGATTATAAACGACTGTCTTTCTAGGTCTTTTAGTTGGTTAAACTCCAAAGAAGGACCTGAGTTTTGGTATGATTTGTATCACAAAGAATTTAAACCAGAATTAACTGTAAAAAACAAATACCAAGTTAATTGCAAAGAAATTACAATTGACGTGTACGATGTTTTAAATGCTTTTAACGTACAAAATCCTGCAATACAGCACGCAATAAAGAAACTTTTAAAAGGTGGCGAAAGAGGCGTTAAAAGTAAAGTGCAAGATTATACGGAAGCGATTGAAAGCATAACTAGAGCAATAGAATTAGAAAATAATTAAAATAAATATTGTTTAATTAATTATAAATAGTTATCTTTGAGAAACTAAAAACCAAAAATTATGAAAGAATTATTAAAAGCGTTATCTAACGTAAAAAAAGAAGTAGGTAGTTTATCTAAAACTGAAACAAACCCGTTCTTTAAATCAAAGTATTTCGACATTAACAGTCTTATTCAGCAAGTAGATCCTTTATTGGAAAAATACGGTTTATTACTTTTGCAACCTATCGAAAATGGTAATGTTATAAGTAAAATTTACCACGTTGAAACCGCAGAAAGCGTAAGCAGTAGTATTATTTTACCAAACTTAAACGATCCTCAAAAGTTAGGTTCTGCAATAACTTACTATCGTAGATATACTTTACAGAGTTTGTTAGGTTTACAAGCAGAAGACGACGACGCAAACAAGGCTAGTCAGGCAAGTAAGCCACAGCAATCTGTTCAAGCAGTTAAACAAGCCGCTAAGCAAGAAAACTTAGATAAAGCAAAACTAGGTAATTTTACAATTGCACAAGTAAAAGAGATTTATTCAGTAACGCCAGAACAGGAAAAAAATTACTAATTATGAAAGACGAAAAAATTAAAGAAATATTTTTAAAATACATTTATAGTATAGAAGCTGAAAACTTTGTGAACTACACTTATTTAGAAGTTATAGAAATGTTAGAAAATTTAGAATCTGATTTATTAATTGAAAATATTTAATATGGGAGCAAATAGCGAATTAATGATTAGAATGAGCGAGGAGGAGTTTTACAGAATACCACCAGATATTCGCCAAAGTTATCTTAGCAGTAAAATGGTAACGCCCGAGTTAAACGATTGGAGCGAGTTGATGCAAGATGAACATTACAGCGTTTTATATTACGCAAGTAAAAAAGTTAAGCAAAATTTAGAACAAAGAGCATACGATTTAAGAGAGAAAAAAAGAGAGAATATTAAAAACAATTTAAACAAGTAAAATTATGGAAATTTTAGGAAAGATTATCGTATTAGGAAATACAGAAATAGTTGGAAGTGCGGGAACATTTAAAAAGCGTACATTAGTTGTAGAAACCGAAGAGCAATACCCGCAGAAAATAGCTATTGACTTTGTACAAGATAAATGCGAAATACTAGACAAATACCTATTAGGGCATAACGTAAAGGTCGGTATTAACATTAGAGGTAACGAATACAACGGTAAGTATTATGTTAGCTTACAAGGCTGGAAAATAGATTTTTTAGACCAAAGTAACACGGCTAATTTAAAGCCAGAGAAACAAGCGGTAAATGCGCCTAAACAAGTTGTAGAAGATGACTTGCCTTTTTAAATTAAAAATATTATTACAAAATCCTATAATTAATTTTATAGGATTTTTTTATACCTTTTAACATAATTTAACATTTATAATGGAATATTAGTTTATCTTTGTGAAAGTATTATTTGGTAGAGAACTTAATACTATTTAAAACATTTTATTATCCTATCAGTGCGGAACTCTACTTCCAATCTGGTGGGATTTTTTTATTAAAAAACAATGAATAGTTACGAACTTTCTAGAAATTGGTTTGATTGGTCTTTTGAAAATCCAGAATTAGTTAACCCTAACCATACTGCAATTTATTTTTTTGCTATTGAACATTGTAATAGATTAGGTTGGAAAGAAAAATTTGGCTTTCCTACTCAAATGGTTATGGATGCTTTAGGTATAAAAAAACATCAAACTTACATTAAGTATTTTAATGAATTGGTAGATTATGGATTTATAAAAATGATACAAAAATCTAAAAATCAATATTCAGCAAATATAATTAGCCTTATAACTGCTACGCCAAAAAACGGCAAAGCACTAGACAAAGCAATCATAAACCATGGGGCAAAGCAAACACAAACCAATGGGCAAAGCAATAGTAGTATAGATAAACAAATAAACAATATAACAACAAACCAAATAACTAGTTTAGATTTAGAAATTTTTGAAGCAGAAATCATTGAATATTCTTTTACGGACTTTTGGGAGATTTACCCAAATAAAACAAACAAGAAATTAGCCGAGGTTAAATTTAATAAACTAACTAAAGAGCAAAAAGATTTAGTAGAATATCATTTACCTTTGTTTGTGGCTAACAAACCATTTAAAGAATATAATTACCCACACGCGACAACTTACTTAAATCAAGACCGCTACAAAGACGAAATAACAACTAATTTAAAAACACAAGAAAATGAACGACTTAAACAAATTTCAACAATGCTTAGGAGTGATGGATCTGCAAAATATCTCTGATTTAAAAAAATCTTTAGCCTACGCATTTGAGAGAACAGATTTTGAACTTAGAAACCTAGACAAAATCATCGAAGAAATAAATAGCGAATTTAAAAACTTGCCAGAAAAAGAAATTATAAAAGCAATTAGAAACGGTGCTTTTGGAAAGTACGGAAGAACCTATAAACTTTCTACGCAAGAAGTATGTTTCTGGATTTACAGCTACCTTAAAGAAAAAGAATCTAAAAGACTAAAATTATGAGTTGGGTTATACAAAATTCTGTAAATCGCGTTTTTAACGCTTTTAAGCGCAATAAAAATAATATCTATAAAGAAGATATAGAGGCACTAAAACTAATCAATGAAGCCCTATTAGGACACGAAAAAACGATAGTCAATGATAATCTACTCTTTTCAAAATTACTTTCTGTACAATTACGGCAAAATATAATCTATTTTAAGGATATTGGACTGGCTATAAAAGCAGTTCAAAGAGATTTGAGAAATACAGTAGAATTTAATATAAACTTGTTAACTTTGGATTTAAACAATCACGAGTTAGAAAATTATTTTAAAAGCATTGGAATTGAAAAATACAATACTTTGGAGGAGTGGGAAAGTAACAAGCAAATAATTAGCGATAACCAGCAAGAAATTATCAAGAAAGTTTTAAAAAGTTGGAGCGTAGAAGATGTTGAAAAAAGTTTCTATAAGTCTGCAAATCAAATAATAAAAGATATAGAAAATTACAAGTAAATGTTAAATTTTAAAAATAAATTAAAAAAAGTATTGTTTATTTAATTAAAGTATTTATATTTGTAGAAGCAATAAATAATTAATTAATTCTAACGGATTGCGTCTTTATTTCAGTTGCGAAGTTTGTACCCGAGATTTTTCCGCCACAACAAAACGTATTGCGATACGTGAACGTTATTAAACTACAAAACTCGCAATTGAATAAAACCGCGGTTATAGACAGTTGTGGTTAATTAAAACAAAAAATGTTATGGAAATAGATTTAAACAAATTATCAACAAAAGAAGTTTTTGAACTTATTGATAAAGTAAATAATCATTTTACTTCAATAAAAGGATGGGGATTAATAAAAAACAATTTAATTGAAGATTTTGACGAAAGTTCTTATTTAGTTGAATCAGGATTACAAGTAGATGAAGAATTAATACAAGAGTTTTTTAACGAGTTTGAGTATAATGTTGAAGATGGATTCTATGAATTTAGATTTTTATTATCATATTCATCTGCTCAAATTGGTAATTATCCACCTCCTAATATAGAATGTCAAGCATATTATGATTATTACGATTCTATATTTGATTTAAAAGTAAGTTTAGAGGATTATACAAAAGGAATTATTTATGAAGCAATTGCGGATAATCCGTTTTGAAAACGTAAATAAAACAATTGTCTATAACAAGCGCGCGCTTTGCGCAGGCTTTGCTTTCGCAAAGCGTGAGTTAGGCGAAGTGCGCGCTTGTTAGGCGATGCGCTTGCGCATTTCGCCTAACGTCCGAGTGCTTGGCGAAGAAGCGGACTTATGAAAATTATATTTTCAGAAAACAATAAACGCAATTAGAATTACAAAACTTGAATTATAAACTGAACCCGCTTTTTTGCCAAACACTTGTTATGTGATGAACGGGTTTTAACAACTAAATTAATTATGAAACAATTAGCATCTATTAGAACAAATTTGAGCTTTTCAGTTGAAACAGGAACTACTGAATTAAAACCGACAATTGAAATAGTATTGTTGACTTATAAGCCTGAATATTCATTTAATGCAAAAAGTGAAATTCAGCAAAAAAGAGCATTAGACGAAACAAGATTGATATTAAGTACTGAAGGACTAAATCAAATGATTGCAAACTTACAATTATCTCTTGCTCAACTTCAACAATATGAACAAATGGGCGTTGCTTTAAATAACGTTATCAAGGCAATGAAAGTTGATGAAAAACCGTAAATATAGTTTATCACATAACGGTTGCGTATATGAGAGGTACGCCACCGAGATTATGAACTGAAAAAATATGTTTCTGCGTATCTCTTATATACGTTGTTACCACCAGTACGGATTTTTAAAATAAAATTAATTATATGGAATTTTCATTTGAAGCAAAAGTAGTTCTAACATTAGAACACAAAAAAGGAATGGCAACATCAAAACACGTTGCAACTGATTTTAATCTTTATGTAATTGGAGAACTTGACAAAAAGCAATATTTAGACAAAGAAGATTTGCCAACCAAAGCAGGTTCAAAAGTTTTATCTAATGTTCTTGTGCAAGGATTAGTAGGTAATATTCATTTAGCACACGAAAAAGGTTTTCGAGATAGTGCAGAACATTTACGATGGATTATTTCCGAATTAGAGCGAGGTTTTGTAACAGTTGCAAATGTAGAACAATCAAATTTTTAATATTATGAAACCAAAAAAATTCAAAGAAGCAAATGTAACTTTTGCAAAAGACCAACCAGAATACCAACCATTACCAGCGTTTAGAAACGAAAGTCCACAAGGTGAAGTTATAACGTGTTGGAATTTAACTTTTAGAGAAAGATTTAGAATTTTATTTAAAGGCGAAATTTGGCTTTCATTATTAACTTTTAACAATCCATTAACTCCAAGTTTTATAACCACAAAGAAGAGCGATGTACTTACTTCTGAAAACGATTCGTAGTATTGGTGGTAACGGCGATGTATTGCTGAAGTTGCGAAAAAATATTACAGAATTCTAGATTAAAAACTGTCTTAACTGACAAAAAACAAATTATAAATTAAACACTTAACTCGCAATTTCTGCAATACAGTGTTATCAAATCGTTTTAATATGTACAAACCAATTAAATTACAAGGTTATAAAGATGCTTTTACTGTAAAGGCAAAAAATAGAAGATTTGCAATTATTAAAAAACAAGTTGATGACAAAAATAGAAATATGATTTACATAACTTCCTTGACTTCTGAAACAGGAAAAATGGATGTAGCAATTACAAAATTTTCAAATAATAACAAAGTGAAATATTCCTCAATAGTATTAAGTGATGAAGCAATTAGAGAACTTTACGCTTGTATGCACCACTATCTCAAAAATGTTTGATAACTTGTATATATACGAACCTACGTTTCTAAATAACTAATAACCAAACAATTAAAAATTAAAGCAATTGCGCTAAAAAAATAAATTATGGATTTAAACTTTGAAGATTTAGAAAAAACATTACAAGAAGAACAAACTTTTGACTTTGATAAAACATTTAATAGTTGCTTTGTAGATTTGTCAATCGAAATACCTAAACCAGAAATATTAATCTCAATAGGTAACCACGAATATAAAGGAAATTTTTATGATACAGCCGTATGTACCGCTGGAGAGTTTTCAGCAATAGTAGGGCAATCAAAAAGTAAAAAGAGTTTTTTAAAATCTGCCATTTGCGCTTCGTATATTGGTGGCAACACAAACAACCTATTCCCAAACATTAAAGGGCATAGAACAAAGGATTACGGTATTATCGACATAGACACGGAACAAGGTAACTATTATGCGCAAAGGACATTTAGACGACCTATTGAAATGGTTGGAGCGAATTATCAAAACTACCATAGCTTTGCAACAAGGCACTTGAAAACAAGTGAAAGATTAAAGTTTACAGATGAACTTTTAATAAACCAATCTAAGTTTTGTAAAGAAAAAGTAAAACTATTGTTTATCGATGGTGTCGCAGATTTAGTAGAAAATACAAATGATTTAGTAATGAGTAAAGAGGTTGCAGATTATTTGCTAAGATGGACTTCGCAATACAATATACATATTTGCACGGTAATTCACAAAGCAAGCGGCACAAACAAACCTTTAGGGCATTTAGGTACATTTGTATTAAAGAAAGCAGAAACTGTTATTGATTTAGAGAAAGACGATTTAGGCCAAATTAAAGTAACTAATCCTTATAGTCGTGGATACCAATTTGAGGAGTTTTCATTTGACGTAAACAAAAATGCATTACCTTATTTATTAGAATAATATAAACATTGCGGCGATAATCGCCGTTATTTGACTTAAATAAATTATGACACACACACTAGAAACAATCAAAAAACTTATTCAAAAGCAATATTTGCGCGGGCAAAACTGCGAGAAAACCAACGCTATTTATAGAAAAATTTTAAAAGAACTATGAAAATACTTGTAATTAAAATAAACGGTAGTCTAAAGCCTTGCTATGATTCCGACTACGAAAATTTCGCTAAAATACCAATAGGGGAACAAATAGAAATTAGCTACACTAAGCGCAGAAACCTATCCTTTCATAAAAAATACTTTGCTTTGCTTAAACTATGTTTTGAAAATCAAAGCGATTATAGGCTGTTAGAAGATATGCGACGCGATTTAATAATAACATCCGGCAGATACGACGAAATAGTAAACAAAATTACTGGCGAGGTTTACAAACTAGCTAATTCTATAAGTTTTGGAAGTATGGACCAAAATGAGTTTACCAAACTTTACGAGGATACTAAAGGAATAATAAGTAAGTGGCTAGGGGTTTCTGATGAAAATATAGAAGAACAAATTTTACAATACTTTTAATTATGATAAAAACTATTGAACAACGTTTAAATGTAGCTGATGGTTACGCAATTGAATTTGCTGATTGGTTAAATAAAGAAAGGTTTTCGCCATATGGAAATCAATGGACAGATAATAAATTATCTAAAGACCCAAACGGCAATTGGTTGTTTTATACTTCAAAACAGCTTTATGAAATTTTTAAAAAACAAATAAAATGAGTAATATTTCTATAACAAACGAAGATAATATGGAGTTAATGGCTCGATACCCAGATAATTATTTCGAATTGGCAATAGTTGATCCGCCTTATGGTATTGATATTAATTCTAGCGGAACACATTTTAAAGAAAAATACGATATAAAAGAGTGGGATAAAAGCACACCAAGTACAGAATATTTTAATGAATTAAAAAGAGTTTCTAAAAATCAAATTGTATGGGGTGGAAATTATTTTTTAGATAGATTAGGAAATTGTAAATGTTTTATAATTTGGGATAAAAAAATAGCTGAAGATATGAGTTTTGCAATGTGCGAAATGGCTTGGACTTCTTTTAAAAATGGTGCTAAAATATATAAAAATACAGCTACACAAATAAACAGAATACACCCAACCCAAAAACCAATTAAACTTTACGAATGGTTATTAATGAGATACGCAAAAGAAGGCGATAAAATACTTGACACACATTTAGGTAGCGGAAGTATCGCACTAGCTTGTCATAATCTTAAATTTGATTTAACTGCTTGTGAATTAGATAAAGATTACTACGATGCAAGTTTAAAAAGACTACACAATCATCAATCACAACTAACAATGTTTTAAGGAAAAGTTTGAAAACATAAAATAAAGGGATTAACTATGAAACTAAAAAAATGTAAAGTTTGCAAAGAAAGTTTTGAGCCTAAGCAACTGTTTCAAATTTGCTGCGGGTACAAGTGCGCAATAATACACGCTAAGGAACTTAAAAGGCTAAAAGATACTAAAGAGTGGAATGCAGAAAAAAAAGTCTTAAAAGAGAAATTGACAACTCCAGATAATTATAGAGCCAAAAACTTGCAACCCACTATAAATAAAATTGCTAGGTTTATAGATTATGGTTGCGCTTGTATTGCGACCGATAACTTTGGCAAACTTGCTGGAGGTCATAATATTTCGGTTGGAGCAAATAGGTCGACTGCATTAAACTTACATAACATTCACATTCAGAGTTTCGCATCTAATAGTTTCAAAGGTGGCGATACAATAAAATACCATAAAGGAATAGTAAAGCGTTACGGTAAAGAATATTTAGAGTTTATGGATAGATTGCATAAAACTCCGAAGATAAGTTTAAGCTATAAAGAAATGGTTGTAATAAATACTAACGCTAAAAAGATTGCATTAACTTTATCTAAAAACTTAACTGAACTAAACCCGCAAGAAAGGATTAATTTAAGAAATCAAATTAATACAGAGTTGGGTATTTATTCAAAAGAATTTTGTATATTTGATATAACGGATTAAGGCACGTTTAACAATTTTATAAATTCCCAACTAATTGAGCGCCTTAACTCTTTTTGTTGGGTTTTTAATTTTATGAAAAACATAGAAGTTTGGAAAGATGTAGTAGGTTTTGAATCGCTTTACCAGGTAAGTAATATTGGTAATGTAAATAGAATTACTAAAAAAATTAAAATTAAAAACCACTTAGTTACATTTAATGAAAAACGTATGATTCCCTTAGATAATGGAATGGGTTATTTAAGATATAAACTATCTAAAAATGATAATTCAAAAAGATATATGGCGCATAGAATAGTTGCAGAGGCTTTTATTAAAAACCCAAAAGGGAAAAAATGTGTAAACCATAAAGACGGTAATAAAAAAAATAACGATGTTAGTAATTTAGAGTGGAATACGCACAGTGAAAATACAATTCACGCATTAAAAAACGGATTAATAGTTAGGCATAAGGGAGAGAATCACGCTATGGCAAAACTAAGCAACCACCAAGTTAAAGTTATTAGGAGGTTTAAAAAAATATATCCAAAAGTTACTTGTGCTTATATTTCAAAAAGATTTAAAGTTTCTGGTAGCGTAATAGAAAGAATAATTAAAAATAAAACTTACAAAATTTAAAGTGCTAGCAGACGAAACAGAAATAGAAGTATACGCCTTTCACAAAACAAAACCAACTATAAAAAAGTTAATGACTATTAAAAAGTTTAAAGAGTTGCCAAAGTCAAAAGATTATATTTATCGAGCGTATCAAATTAATTTTAATAAAAGTATTGTTTAATAGTAAAAGTGTTGTATCTTTGTAGAAACAAAAAACAAATATTATGGAAGAATTAGTAAAAGAATTAGAAAAATTAACGTTTGATGTTGTTAATTTAAAAGAAACAGATTATATTAAAATATCTGAAAGACTTTTGTTTTCAACTAATAAGGCTAAAGAATTAAGCTTGATAAAAAACTTACCTTTTTTGAATGAAAATCAGGCTTATGCCATTTGTTTAAAAACTTATAATGATGAAGATGACATAGAAAGTTTTTATCAAGGAGATTTAGCGATTAGTGAAGTTAAAGTATATCACAAAGGAATGAGATATGTTGTACATAAAAAACGCTTCGATAAGAATTTTTATAAATTATTAGATTAAAACACTATGGAATTAAAATACACTAATTATATACCGACAAAAGATTTTAAGAATGGAGCTTTAAAATTTATATCTAAGGAAAATAAAAACATTATGAAAACAGAAAAAAATCCAAAAGGAGCTGGCAGACCTAGTAAAAATTACGCACAGAAAAACCTACAAAAGAAAGTACCTTTGGAAATGTTTAGAGAATGTATTGAGGCTTTAAATGTTATCTGCAAGGATTACGAGAAAAAACATTTATAGTGTTACGCAACAAAAAACAGATAGCAGACTTTCTAAAAATAGGTTATGAAACCGTAAGGTCAAGAGTTAAATATCTAAACCTAGAACACGTAGAGAAGCAGTTTAAGCTAGGTAGAATGTATAATGATAATCAAGTAAACGAAATAAGACTTTACAAAAATAATCCTCTTGTTACAAGTCATCATATTGTTTATGTAACAAGGCAAACAACAATTTTACAAAGCAAACTAAACTTTTTAACTCTTGAACAATTATGATAAAAGCGATATTAAAATTTAGAAACGATTATGCAAACTGGATTCAAAAATTAAACTTAAAAATAAAATTATGAAAACACCAACTTTAGAAGAAGTCAAAGAACATTTTAAGAATGCTAAACAAGTTAAATGTTTATCTAGCGATAGAATTTACGACTTGACTAAGATTAAAATAATTAGAGATATACACGAATGGCCAGGCGGGTATTGGATAGATGCGGAAGTTTCAGTAAATAATATAAAAATTGCAGATGAATGTAATTTTGCAGAAATACTTACTTACAAAGAACCATTAAAGCAAACGGTAAAAGAATTACTAAAAGGTAGCGAGTTTGAGAATTTAAGATGGAACTTTTGTTCAGAAAGTTATTCTGAATCGAAATCTGGATTTATTACAGACAATAGAAAAATAAAACTAACCCAACAACAAGCAGAAGATATTATCGGTTATAAATTTGAAATAATAAAGTTATGACAGCGAAAGAAAAGGCAAAGGATTTGTTTTATAAATTCAGACCGCTTGCGTATAAAGACGAAAGACAAGTTGGCTCGTGTAAAATAATCAAAGAAATGGAAAGCGCAAAGCAATGCGCCTTACTAGCGGTAAAAGAAATTTTAGAACAAATACCTAATATTAATAACACACAAGAAGATTATAATAAAAGGGTTTACTATATTGAAGTTTCAGAAGAAATAAGCAAACTGTAAAATCATATTTCTAACATATTAACATTATTAACTTATATTTGTATAACTTAATTTTATTAATATGTTAGAAATTCTTTGTTTAAAACACGATTTGTGGGTAAAGATGGCTAGAGGTATTTGCAAAGACCAATTCTTAGCTGATGACATAGTAAGTGAAATGTATCTTAAGCTAAAAGACTACGACAAAGAACTAAACGATTTTTATATTTATTTCACTTTAAAGTCTGTTTGGCTAGATTGGTTAAAGTCTGAGAATAAACGTATGCACTGCGAATTAAGTGCAAACTTAGCAACCGAAGAAGAAGAACCCGATACTATTTACAAAGTTCCCGATTGCTTAACTTGGAAAGAGCGAAAGATATTAATACTTAGATACGATAACTCACTAAGGGAAATAGAAAGACGTTATAAAATAAATTTTATGACAGTTAGTAGAATAGAGAAGAAAGCAAAGATAAAAGCAAATAAAAAATTATGATAGCAAAACCAATATTTATAGTAAGGATTAGCGACTGGGATTTAGACGAAAAAGAAAAAGATATTATTTCAAACAAGTTTATTGAAAATTTTAAAGATTATAATTGTTTAGTTGTTTTTGAGGACAGAGATAAGGCTGCTTTTGAATGTTATAATTATACTTTTTATGATTTCAAAATTTTTAAAAAATTAAAAGAAATGTTTTTAAATAAAAAATTATGATAGCAACAGAAAAATTTAAAAATTGTAGTTTAGATACTTACCCTTGGTATACTTCGGGTTTAAATAAAGAAAAAACAAAACCAACAATGGAAGAAGTAAGAGAACATTTTAAGAACGCTAAAGAAGTTAAGAGTTCTTGGAGTGGAGTAGTATTTGAATATAAAGAAAAAGTTTTAGAACATACAGTATCATATTCTGATGGTTTTTTTCTTTTATGGAACGTACATAATGGTTATTCAGAAATAGTTTCTTACAAAGAACCATTAAAACAAACGGTAAAACAATTATTAAAAGGTAGCGAATTTGAGAATTTAGATTGGATATTTTATACGAAGGATTACGGCGAAAGCAGAAGAGGCTTAGTTGTTGACGGAAGAAAAATAAAACTAACACAAGAGCAAGCTGAGGATATTATTTGATATAAATTTGAATTAATTAAAGTAGAACTTATAAAATAAAAAATAATGTTAGAATTAATTTTAATAATAATTTATGTTTTAAGTATTTTTTTAAATAGATTCTTAAATAAGAAAATTTATAAAAAAAGTTTTTATAAAGAAGATATAATTCCTTTACTTTGGTTTGTTCCTTTTATTGGAACTTTATTTTTAATAATTAAAATACTAGAAGATTCAGATTCAAATACAAATTGGTTCAATGGTAAAAATTGGTAATTAATGAAACTAAGAATACATAAGAGCGTGTTTAGGCAATACTTTCTACCAATAAGTTACAATATTAAATATTCATCGTTATTAATGTGTAGTTTTTGTATGAATTAGAAATGCGGTAATGTTCCAAGGTATGCGACTTGGTTTCCAACACCGAGTGGGTGGGTTCGATTCCTACACCGTATGCAACTATAAATTAATTGAATAATCAAAATATATAAAAATGGGTAGGTATAAGTTAATAGAGTCACCAGATTTTTTGTGGGATTTATTTAAAAAATATAAAGAATATATAAAGAACAAGCCAATAATAGTAAAAGATTGGGTAGGTAAAGATGCGTCTAGTGTTTATAGAGAAAAAGAAAAGCCTTTAACTATTGAGGGTTTTGAAAATTGGTTAGAGGATAATGAAATTATAACGCATTTAAGCGATTACTTTGCTAATACTGATAAAAGATACTCTGATTTTACGACTATCTGTTCGCGTATAAAAAGAAACATTAGGCAAGACCAAATAGAAGGAGGTATGGCTGGAATTTACAATCCAAGTATAACTCAAAGGTTGAACGGTTTGGTAGATAAAAAAGAAACGGAATTGAAAGGCTCTATTAATATTCCAAAACTTCCTGATATTGGAAACAGAATCTAAATTTAAATATACAAAAGCATATTTTAAGATACTCGAATTAATTACAAACAATCCGCAAGAAGATGTATTTGTAATTCGTGGCGGTCAAGGCGCGAGCAAAACTATAAGTATTATTCAATTGATTATACAGTCTTTGGTTACTTCGGAAAAAGAAGCCGCAATACTTAGTAGCGAGTTGTCTAAAATGAAAAGAACTGTAATTAGGGATTATAAAAAAATATGTAATGATTGGGGTATATTTGCATTTGATAATGATTTTAATAAGTCAGAAAGCAAACACGAATATAACAACGGAAGTTATTTAGATTTTCTAGGCGCTGATGTTAATGATGTGGGTAAGGGATTCAGAAGGGATATACTTTACATAAACGAAGCGGATAAAATGGAAGTAGATACTGCCGTACAATTTATATCTCGTGCGGGATTAACTATTATAGATTATAACCCAGACAAGCCTTTTTGGGGCGACGAATACATAAATAAAAACAACTTTATTACTTTAACTTTTGAAGATAACGAGTATTTAAATAAGAGTGAAGTAAGATCTATTTTAGATTACAAAACAAAAGGATTCTATAATACATATTTAGATACAGAATTTTTATTTGAAGAAAGTAATATTAAAAATAGGTATTGGAGTAATAAGTGGCGAGTTTATGGTTTAGGATTAGTAGGCAATTTAGACGGTGTTATTTTTGAGAACTACTATATAATAGATTCTATTCCATCAGAAGCTAGGTTATTGGGTTACGGTTTAGATTTTGGATATACAAATGACCCTACAAGCATAATTGAAGTATATAAGTACAACGATAAACGAATACTCAATGAAATTTGTTACGCAAAAGGATTAAGTAACTCAGCTATAAGTAAACTAATTACTACAATGTTGCCTTGTTATTGCGATAGTGCAGAACCAAAATCAATAGACGAGTTGAGTCTTTATAGAGTTAATGCAAGACCAGTTACTAAAGGAGCGGATTCTATTAATTTTGGTATTCAAATAATCCAAGAAAACAATTATTTAGTTACAAAAAAATCTACTAACCTTATAAATGAGTTATCAAAGTATATTTGGGCTAAGGATAAAAGAACTGGCGAAACTTTAAATAAGCCAATAGATAATTTTAATCACGCAATAGACGCGTGGAGGTATCACGAAATGGAAACTTTAGGAGTAAATATAAATAGAGGAAAATTTGATATAAGATAATTATGAAAATAAACATACCAGAAAATATTAGCGAGGTTACATTAGGGCAGTTCCAGAAGTATATGGAGTTACTAGAGCGAGACTTAGATATAATGACTTTTAACAAACGTAAAGTATCAATCTTTACAAATGTGCCTTATAAAGAGTTGTTGTTTAAAAGCATAAGAGCGGTTGACTTTGAACGTATAAGCAAACAAGTAGACCTTGCTTTAAATACAGCGGTTTCTTTTGAGTCTACCTTTAAATTAGATGGTTTAGAGTTTGGATTTATAAATGACTTTGAAGAAATAAGTTTAGGAGAGTTTGCAGACCTAGAGAAATACCAAACAAGCCAGAATGATTTACATAATCTAATGGCTATACTGTTCCGACCGATAAGAAATAAAGCACACGGTAGGTATGAAATAGAAAGTTACAAAGGCACTGCGGAATATGCAGAGCAAATGAAATTAATGCCTTTAAATATTGCTAATGGCGCGCTGGTTTTTTTTTTGAATTTAGCCAACGAGTTAGAGGATTATACCCTGAAATATTCGAGCGTGGAATAAGCGAGGGCGAGGATATGGCAAACTACTTTAAAGATTGGGGTTGGTATCCTACTATTAAAAAGCTAGCTAAAGACGACATATTTGCAATTGACAAAGTAACCCAACTAAGTTTGCATAAATGTTTATTATTTTTAAGTTGCGAGGTCGTGGAAAATAAAGCGATCATAAGCGCTCAGAATAAATCTAACGGTAAGCAAATAACCGAATTGTAAAATAAACTATTGTTTAATACACCGCCTTTGCCTCTTAATAACGCACACTTAGGCGGTTTTTTCTAAAATAATTTAAAAGTTTTTTAAATAAAGTATTGTTTATTAAAATGTTGGTTGTATCTTTGTACAAGCAATAACGCTAAACCAAACAAATAGAAATTATGACATCAGCAACTTACCAAAAAAGAATGAATATGTATTTAGGAGTTAAAAAATTTAGATTAGCATATAAATCATTTTTAAAAATGAATGAGTTAAGAATTTCAGAAGGAGTTAAATTTTTTACAATGCCTAACTTACAAGCTAAATTTGAAAAATAATGTATAACAGGCCAATAAAATACAAAACATAAAACTAATATTAAAACCCTATTCATTCGAGTAGGGTTTTTGCTTTTGTTACATATTAGCAATCTTATCGTTTTACTTATATGAACGGATACAGCGAAATTTTACGATATATTAAGACTCTAGCCGAGCAGGATTATTTTATTAACACGATAACACAGGGAGATTTTG